AATAGTAATGTTGCCAATTCCAGCCGATGGAGTTTCGGTTCTAGCTAAACTATTTTGGCTAGTTACTGATACTGTAAAAAGACTTCCCGAGTTGCTTACGGAAGTTATCATATAAGATCCGTAATTATAAGCCGAGCCAAAAGAATTACTTGTATTGCTACGAGGAATGCTGATAATGTTCCCGACTCCTACCCATCTAGCAAAGGTTGTTATGGTGATGTTGCCAACATTGGTCAAATTGACGTTTAATATATTTGCATTCAGAGTAATACTTTGAGCAGTTAAATTAGTAAATCTTTGTAACGAGACTGCGGCTACAGTCAAAGACGTGGATGCAGAAGAAGAAGCATTTTCCCATCTTACTAATGGGGCCTTTTCGGTACCAACACCGCCGTCGCCATCTATCACTGGATATACCGTGGTTCTATTTACTAATATTCCCATGCCAGCCCAAAAACAATCGGTCAAAGTGGTAGATAGATTTAATATGGCTTGACCAGCATTTACGTCGATAGATGAGTCAGATGCTGTTATGCTTACTATCGTGGCCGTAATAGTTGAAAGACGTACGCGATTCTGATTCGTATTAAATTTAGAAATGCCAAAGAAGGACTGTTGTGGTATAATATTTGATGGCAAATCTCCAAGCATTACTGATGCGGTCAAGGAACCAACTTGATCGAATCCAGCTACGGAATAAGCCATCCCAATGTTTTTAGCAGATGCCATGTTAGAATAGTTCAATCTTCTGTAAATGGATTGAGAATGTAATTCCGTCACATTAACTGGCGCATCGCCAGCCGTGGCTCCTCCGAATGAAACTGCACCGATCTGTGAACCGGCGCTGCCCACCTCTGATTTGGCTGCGCTCAGTGTTCCACTGGCAGACCAGACTGATCCATTGAAAATCTCAGTAGAATTGGTTCTGACCCCAGATGGTGTTCGTCCGCCCACTATCAAAGAAGAATTTTGAGATCCCGCCAAAGAAACTCTCATTTTTTCAATACTTAAAAATGCACTTGTAGACCAGGCTGAGCCATTGAAAAGCTCAGTTAATTTTGTTGGAATATTACCATCAGAAGTAATGCCGCCAGCTATTAGACCAGCATTTTGAGAACCTGCACCTGATAATCGCAGTTTAGCAACGCTGATTGTTGCGCCAGCATACCAAGTCGTTCCATTGAATAATTCAGAAGAATTGGTTGATGCCGCACCAGTTGCGCCACCGGCGATTAGACCAGCATTTTGAGAACCCATTCCAGCCTCTAATTGTTTGGCTGTGCTTAAGTTTCCGCCAGAAGCCCATGTAGATCCGTCAAATAATTCAGTAGCATTGGTTATGGACCCAGAAGTTGTTCCTCCGGCCACCATCCCAGCATTTTGAGAACCCATGCCTACAGTTCTTTTGGCAGCGCTGAGAATAGAACTGTTGGCCCATACAGTGCCATTGAATAATTCAGTTAAATTTGTTGGAACTGAGGCGGCGGAAGTAAAACCGCCAGCACAAAATGCAGCATTTTGAGAACCGCCAGCCCCCATTGAAAATTTAGCTGCACTCAAAGTTCCACTGTTGACTGCCCAAGAGCCCGCACCATAAATGCCAATAAAATCTCCTTCTTGTACATCAGTATCAATTCTTATGTCAGTCTTGATTTCGCTGGCAAAAGGTTTCCAGGCTGTAACTTCAGTAGAATTTGCAGTAACACATATCCACATTTGTCCGGATAGACCATCTATATAGATGGCCCCCATATTTGGTGATTGAACGCTTCCTGCAGGGAAGCCTTCGCCATAGTATAGTATTCCCTGTACTTGCTGTGGCACAGATGAACTTTTAAAATCTTCATTTCTAACTAATGTTCGTGACATATCAACCTAATATAATTTATTTTAATCTTTTAGTCAAACTTCCGACGATTAATGGTTTTGGCATTGTCAAGATGCCGTTAGCATCTGTTTTGCCAATAATAATATCTTGAGGAGAAATATTATCAACTGCCAGCATGCTAGAAATAAAGCTTAAGGTGCCGGTACCTGGATTTGCAGCTACACCAGCTGTATTTTGAATTTCAATAGACGAAGGACTAACAATTCTGCTAACTACAAATGTTCCTGCATTATTTGCAGCTACTGGATTTGGTCCAGTTGAAACTATATTTACTATATTTCCAGGAATTAATTGTAATAAATTTACTGATGTTGATAAACTGTAAGTCATGGTTGGCTGAGTGCCTAAGACGGAATCAAATGCTATACTTGTTGAAAAATTTGTTTCATTGGTTACAGAACAAATACCAGATCTATTTAAAATTAAATATTTATTTGCGGGATAGAAATTTACAGTGATAGATTGACCTTGTAGTAATACTGTATTTTTATTTAATAAAACTCCAATTTTTTTGGCATCTGGGATATGCCCAGAATACATTTTTCTATAAAGAGTTTGTGAATGTAACTCTGTTGTATCGGACGCTGGGCCGCCAGCAATTAATCCGGCATTTTGTGATCCGGCATTGGCGCAAAGTCGCCTCGCCGTATTTATATTTGTGCTAGCGGCCCATGTCGAGCCATTGAAAAGTTCCGTCGTGGATATTTCAATAGCGCTGAATCCGCCAGCTACCAAAGCGGCACTTTGTGATCCCATTCCTACAGATTGTTGCCTGACTGAATTCAGATTTCCGCCAATGTTCCATGTTGATCCATTGAATAGTTCTGTCTTTGTGGAATAAGTACTTGTTCCTTCGAGTCCCCCTGCAACCAAAGCTGCATTTTGAGAACCTGCACCAGCCATTCTATATTTTGAAATGTTTAAGTTACTTCCGCTTGACCAAACTGAACCATTATATAATTGACTTGTGTTTATTATAACAAAAGCGCCGTTTAATCCCCCTGACACAACGGCAGCAATTTGTTTTCCCGCGCTTGCCATTTGAGATCTCGATGTACTTAAAATATTTCCCGCTGACCAGGATGATCCGTTGAATAATTCGGTAACACCTGTAACAACGGTTGCCGTCCCTCCAGCTGCTATTGCGGCATTTTGAGATCCGCAGCCAGCCATTAGATCTTTGGGAGAAGTCAATGTTCCATCAGTCGTCCAAGCCGAACCATTAAAAAATTCAGATAAGTTGGTGATGCCTCCGGCCGTTGTTCCGCCAGCCGTAAGAGCAGCAAATTGAGAACCCGCGCTAGTCATTCCAGATCTTGTTTGGCTTAGTGCGCCGCTGTTGGACCATGCTCCGGCTCCCCAAATACCAACCAAATCCCCTAAAGAAGGCGCTTGAACACCTGTAGCAGTTAAAGCTGAATTGACAATAATATCACGAACATGATTTAAAAAAACATTTGTAGAGCCGCTAGCTATTTTTTTCCAATTACTTCCACCATTTGCAATTTTTCGATACAAATTGCCAGTGGCAGTATCTACATATAATGAACCAGTAGAGTTATCACTTGATGGAACTCCTATGCCTGTGCTTAGCGTAGTTGTGAAAGAACCGAAATTTAATTTTGATCCAGCTAGTTCATTATTAAAAACGTCCTGGAACGTCAATTTAGCACTCATGCGTTGTCATCCTTTTATCTTCATATATGTTCAAATAATCAATTGCATTTTTCATAATTTCAATATCATCTTTTAAGTGACCTATGTCTCTATTGCAATTGGTGCAAAGCAATCCTCTAACTATGTTATTTTTATGACAATGATCTGCATGAAAATATTTTATTTTATTGCCAGGATTATCCGTGCGACATATCGCACAACAATAATTTTGTTTTTCTAAAATTTTATAATAATCTTCCAAAGTAATATTGTAATTTTTAATTAAATAAGAATTTTTCATTTTATCTTTGTTAGATATCCTATATTTTTTTTGATCTTCTTTAATTTTGTAAACATTTTTATATCTATATGCTTTTTGCCATTCTTTTACTTTATCAGGATTTTCTTTTTGATATATTGATGTTTGGATTTTTATTTTTTCTTTATTATTTTCATATCTTATTTTATGATTTTTTCTTTGTAAATTAGCGATACATTTATTACATTGTGAATTTCGAATCCCTCTGTTTTTTCTAATATTGAAATTTTCTAATAATTGTTCTTTTTTACATCTTGTGCATGTTTTCATAACATGAGATCAAGCTTACAAAACACAATTTAATAATGAATTTTACCACCGTTTAATTTCGTCCAATGGAAATAATGAATTGCCAAAAACAAAAACTTGTGTTTGCGATATTGTTGTGCCAATGACTAAGTCATCTGCCTCTAATGATGATTTTGCTATCACCGAAGAAGGATTATTGCTAACAGAGGTATTCGGACTAAATCTGCTTAAGACCAAATAATTATTTACCCAATTGGTTGCAATTGTATATTGAACATTGGATGGCGTTACATTTATATTATTTGCATATCCATATATTTTAACATTGCAAGTCGTTGATGTAACGTCGGTCGCAATGCCTATATTTTTTGCATGTTTAATATTTTCATAAGTGAGCTTCTTATAAACTGTTTGATTATGAAGTTCTGTCGTCTGTAGATATATCGTCTCCTCGTCAGTAATAACTCCACCTGCCACCAAAGCTGCATTTTGAGAACCTGCACCAGATAATTCATATTTTCTTTGGCTTAATACTCCGCTAATAGCCCACGCGGAACCATTGAATAATTCAGTAGCATTGGTCGATACGCCACCGTCGATAGCTGTGACTCCGGCTGATACTATAGCAGCATTTTGAGAGCCAGATCCGAATAGACTTGTTTTAGATACAGTTAACGCGCCACTAATGTACCAAGTAGATCCATTGAATAATTCAGTTGAATTAAGAGTCACGCTACTATTAGAACCACCAGTCGCCAAACCAGCATTTTGAGAACCTGCGCCAGCGGCACCTTCTCTCGTTTCGCTTAATGCCGAACTTATAGACCAAGTAGAACCGTTATATAATTCTGTGCTGGCGACATCACCAATAGCACCGAAGCCTCCAGCTATCATGGCAGCATTTTGAGAACCCATTCCGGCCATTAGTTGTTTTGATACGCTCATAACTCCGTCAGTAGACCAAGTCGTACCATTGAATAATTCTGTAATACTGGTAGCGCCGCTATTATCTTGTCCGCCAACAACTAAACTGGCATTTTGTGAGCCGGCGCTGGCAGTTCTATATTTTGATACGCTTAAATTGCTTCCGGCTGACCAAATCGATCCATTGAATAGTTCAGTAGAACCAACTGCGCTTGTATTAACTCCACCGGTCACCAAAGCTGCATTTTGAGAACCTGCACCAGAAGGAGCTTGTCTAGCCACACTTAAAGGACTACCGGTAGACCATGCACCAGGACCATAAATACCTACTAAATCGCCAATAGATAAAGATGCCGTACTTATATAACTTTGAACCACTTCAGCCCCTGAAATTAATGATACGGGTATAATGGTAGTGTATGATACATTGTAAAGTGACCAATCTTGCTCTTCACTCCAGTTGGTAACAGATAGGTTGCCAAATTCTTTTATGGCCAGAGGCTGGTTGGCCGTCATTGCAGTTGATAAACCTAGCGCATAAGGACTAGCAATGACATTACCAGAAAATTCACTAGACGTTGTAGTAATAGTGATAGTGGCATAGCGAGAAAAAGATATACTGAAATTGTATATGTCATCTTGAACGATTTTAGGCATCTACTTACTCCAAAAATATATTACAGATCCGAGTGTCAATGATGCCGCATTCACTTCGAAAACAGATGGATAATTTAAAATTCTATAATCATTAACTGTTATGCTGCTTGAAGTTAATCCATAAGTATTATTTACAGGAAATTGTGCAACGCCATCTATGCTTAATAATGCACCTTCAGCATGATGATAATCATTATTGTAAGTATAAATAGTTCTACCGCTAGTCACTGTTTCATTCACGATACTTTGCAAAGCGATCTCGTTGTCATTGACACCAGCATAAAAACACGATACGATGTCATTCTCTGCTAAAATAAATGTAAATCCGATACCAGAAGCTGAGGCTGTAAAATCAGTATTGATAGATCTTTGCAAACCATTCAAGAATACTGCTACTCCAGGAGTAAACGAACATGCTGGCGATGGAGAAAACGCCATTGTTGATAAGTTATTAATAATACTAGTAAGTGACTGTACATAAACATAAGGAACATTATTGCCACGAGCAAACGTGGCAACAACTTCATCTCCAGTTGTTGGCGCGGTATAAAATACTATATTTGTACTATTAGTTAAAGAATAATCATAAGTCAAACTAGATGGCCCTTGACTTTGAAATAAACCATTTTTAAATACCATCAAAGCAGTAACAGAGTGTGGAACGTTGGTAATGGTAAATGAGGTATTGATACTGTTAATAGCCCCTATTGGAATTTCTTGACGCCATTTGTGTAGATTAGCCAATCCTAAAGAAGAAGGTGATGTTGGCGAAAAACCACTTAAACTGTTCGTTCCATCTGAAATTAAGTAAGCTTGGCCACCCACGCCTACCCATACATCGCCGCCAGTTAATTTTCTGGCTATTACATAAGTATTTTCAGTGAGTGGCAAATTGGCAAAAGTAGTAACAGAAACTGCTAGCGAAGAAACGACATTTCTATCAATCGTGACGTAGGCGCAGGAATTATCAGCATTTAAATTAGCATTGCCGGCCGGAATGTAATTTACATTTCCAGTTCCTGGTCCACCAATGGCTACAGTGACACTGGCATTCCAAGTAATTAATCCAGACGTATTATCTAAAGTTCCTCCACCCATCAAGGTGATATTTTTATCTTGAGCCTTGTCAGCCATTGCAGTTGACAGAATAGATGTTCTTACGGTAAGATTATCAGTAGAAGTTCCGCTATAATTAACTTGAGAACTGGTTGTAATGGCGCCAACAGCGCTGCTAGCATATATTGGAAAAGTTAGAGATTCATTGGCAGAACCAATAAAATTCAATATATTAGCGGAGGTGTTTTCATTAACTGGACGTTTTTCTCCAGCAACAAAACGACCCATATTTCTGACATATAATTTATCAGAGTCTCTATATCCTAGCCAATACACATTTTGAGAATTGTAAATGCTTAAAATATTTACTTTTGAAGACGTGACGATGTCAGAGGCCGAATAATTACCTTTATTATAGTGTACTTGTTGTGCACCCGTAGTTGCGCCAGCAATATTGTAAGCAGAGTCTAGCAATAGATAGGTTGCACCAGATGCAGATGTGGTTACTGATCCGGCAGCAGTATAAAATGAATCGATTTGTCTAAAATATCTAGCATTGTCATTTTTTGATTTAATCCAATCACCGAAGGTACCAGATCCGTAGGTTAAGCTGGCCAATTGTCCTACTACAGAAGCTTGAATAACCTTAGTATTTAAGCCAACTAATGAGCCAGGCAATGTCCCTGGCGGATCTATTGTAACATTTCCAGTGACATCTATGTATCTTGATAAATTTAAAAATAGGACATCACCATCGGATAATGATTTAGTGAAAGTCTGTACTCTAAAATTAGAATCAGTAACAAAATTTCTAATAAATAAATTGTCATCAGAAATCAATTGACCAGTAATGCTAAGATTATGAATTATATTACCAGCGCCAGTCCAAGTGCTCAGATTAGCATCGTCATTCACACTCAAAAGAGAAAGTCCAGACGAGCTACCTCCGCTACCCAAAGAATACCAATAAGACGTACCCTTGATTTCCTTTAGGGTGGTCATTACGGCATCTAGCCAATCTTTAAAAACATTGATATTTTTATCAGCGCCAGTAAAAGGATCAGTGGCAGAACTAGTTGTTATAATACCAGGTTCGGTGCGTCCCTGTGACCAGGGATATGAATTGAAAGCATCAGGGTTAGTTCCGCCACTGCCAAGTCGGAAAAATAGTTGCCGGCTGTCTACGATTTGTGTTGCTACATTGCTGGCACTTGTGGTAACAATTGCTACTGGTACGTTGTTTCCAAAACCAGTAATATTAATAATGATTTTATAATCTAAAAGTGTTGCTTGTGGCAAAAGCTTGGAGAATTCCGTTTCTGAATTTTTATCGTAAAAATAGCTCGTATCTGTCGAAGTATCTGCTTTTCTTATGAAATTTATACTTATGTAGTTCGCAGAACCAGCAACAAAAGATCCAGATACTCTGCTATTAGAGGTATTTAGAGCTTCTGTTGCAGAACCAGTGATTTTTAAGAGAGTGCCCGATTCAATGGCTAAGGTGTGGAGAATTGCCGCATTTAAAGTATTTACAGTAAGATTGTCGGCACTTTGACTGAACGACGACACTCCGATATTGATCGAAAAACCTTTAAGCAAATAAGCAGTTGTAGTGCCTGCCATAAAGTCGCGCAAAACGGAGTCAAAGTCTGAAGCAACACTCGCCTCCAAGGCTCTGATGCTGGGAACGCTGATTCTTTGCTGACTGAGCCATCTTTGTTGACGTTTTAAAGCGCACATATTTTATCCATATACTCAAAGGTCATGGTTTCAACATGTCTTCTTTTGCCTTTTAAGTGTCCGCATGGTGCCCCTATATAAATGCTAGTAGATTTAATATTGGTTTTATTAAATAACATGTAAATTACGCCATACATTGATTAATTGATCCAATTTATTGAATTTTTAGGCAGGATTTCCATTAAGATTAAGATTAATATAATATTTAATGAATTTAAGTCAAATTTACACGGAAGCCGGTTTTGGTGGATTATTGGCCATGTCGATAGCACTCTGGTCATCGGCAGCTAAAAATCCCATTCCGGAGAAATTAAAACTCATTATTCCCTTTGCCGATAAGTTAAATGAAATTTCTTCAATAATTCCGGCTTCAATATTCACAAGTGGCAGATTGGAAATTCTGTCCAAAATGGCCAAACTTATATAACTTTGCAAATAATTGGTCCCTGGCGCTGCAATAATTCCTGATTCGTTAAAATTGCTAGACATTACTTTTACGCCATCAAAACTAAATTTAACCGAATAAGAACCGGGCGCCAATTCTCTCGCCACCACCCTATCTAATTCACGAATTTCTTTGATCCCGTAATTCACGGTCCAGTTGCACGATGTAACAATGCCAAAAGTTACACTGTTGATAATTACTATGGCGCGACTGCCAACCATGCTACTGGTTCCAATACCCATAATTACACCAACGCCATAAATCCGGCAGTATCTAAAGCCGAATCTGGTCCGTAAATTCTTATAATGTCACTGTAAATCGTTCCTGCGTTGCTAAAACCATAATCATTAGGATATAATACTCTAGTATTCAAGAAGATTCCTGATGATTTAATTTTATTTAAATTATCTACGAAGTTCTGACGAGCATTCGCTACATCTGTGATATAGACTCCTAAATCTGTGCCATCTGAATTAACTTTATATTTCTCTTTGCCGTCCAAAACAGTGACATCGGCGCCAGCAGTGTGTGTGCGGGCGAATACGTAAGAAGAGTCAAGTTGAATTTGGCTAGCATTTAAAATATTAATATAGGGCACAATTGATTCCTCTGAATCAAATCCAGTATCAAATACCAAATATCCACTAGTTGGAAAATTTGTTGTGCTCGCTACGCTAATGATGATAGGATTTGTTCCTTGAATGATAGTTGTGCTTAAGGTGGATGAGATTTCGGTCAAAACATAAGAATTCAGATCGAATAAGTATGCTCCTTCGATATCTCTTATGAAATCTTTTGTCGGATAAGATGTGTAAGTTCCAGTCAAATTGCTTTCAGAGCCGTACAAGTACCCGGATGTGTCAAACGGCGCCAAAACTTCTTGTACGTTACCCAAAATCAAAGCTGTCCCGCTAATGCTTATTACCGTCCCTGTAGCTCTACTAGTTGATTGTATCACTGTTTCGTTTAAGGAAAAGCTAACAGCCCCAGACAGAGTAAACTCATACTCTGTCTCCGATATATAAGATCCGCCAGTGGTAGGAGTTCTGGCGACAATATTAGTAGAAGCCGGAATGGTAAGATCTATTTCTCCTGGAACAGTTTCAAAGATGGCCGCATATTGACTTCTATGAATTATCGTATAATCAGTTGGTCTAAAAAACGATAAATCGCTGGCATGAACGAGCGTAAAATTGGTTTGGGTCGTGCCTGATGAGTTATAAACTTCAAAATAAGAGTTATTGACATTGCCAGAAACTACATCAACCAGAGAATAAGTGCCTTGATTTGAAGTATTAAATTCAGATCCAGAAACAACCACATAATCATTTTTTCTAATTAAATCAAAATCAGGATCTGTGCCCGCCGTCCAAGTAAATCTAAAAATAGAATTTCTTGGCTGAGTGATAGTGATTCCCGTAGTGACATCTTGTGCGGTTGCAATGGACGTTGAGAATTTAAGACCCTTTTGGGCTGTTCCGCCAGTTATTTTGATAGCGCCTTCAGATCCCTGAGTCTTGGTTATGATTCTGACGGTATTCGCATTACTGGTGACATCCAAGAATATTGTGGCGATAGCATTAATTTTTTGGTCTAAGAAGATATTATTCAAATAATTCGCTACTTCGATTGCAGAAGCCGTAGCTATATTATTAAAATATTGTGTATCAAAATAAATTGTATAGGTATTTTCATCATCTAAGGAGATAATTAGGCTATCACCATCGACTAATATAAAGTCCTCGGTGTTTTCGGTTTCTATATAAGCATTGGTTTGGTAAATAGAAAAATAAATTTGTAATAAGTCATTTATCACAGAATTAATATTTTTATATCCAGTAAAAACTCTTGCAATGTTTCTTAAGGTGTCATCAGAAATGCCAATATTATTAGGTCTAATTACAGCAATGTTAGCGGCAAGATAATCAAGAAATTCTCCATTGGCAGTTGCTAAAAACATGTTATGAGCAGCAGCTTCGCTATTATTTTGTAATAGATCGTCGCCCGTAGCCAAAGCATAAAGAATAGAATCCGTTTTGGTTCCCTTAATAGCCTCATTCAAAAATTGACGTAAAACCGTATAGGCATTAGACATAATTAGCTTCCCAATAATGTAACGCTTACATCGGTTGATGCGTCGCAAATTGGTTTTTCGCTCGGATGAATGATAATAATATCATTTTCAGCATCAAATACCGGGTAAATGATACTTACTGCAAAAACGCCCTGTACTCCGCGTATAGCGCCACTAATATCACTTGGCGCTATACTGGTTCCTATATTTGTAGAATTTATAATACCAGCTACGATAGATTTGATATTATTTTCAATAGTCTTAAACGCAACACCAGTTCGTAATCTAACGCCAATAGACATAGTGATTTTTCTTGGCAAAGGTGGCTGGATGTCAACATATGAGCCTGTTGATTTTACTCCAGGATAAGTCAGGGGACTTTTTGGATCACCCCTGATTATTCTATTGGCTTCTTTGATTAATCCTTCATATACTAAATATGAATCAATGCCAAAAAATGTTTTTGTGTTGAAATTTAATTTATTTAAAGCTACGAATGTGCATTCATACACATCGCTAATTTTTAAATCAAATGTTGAGTTGCTAGATTTTAAAATAATATCCACTAGATCAGAATCAAATGAACTAACATTTTGCAATGTATAAATTTGTTTATAAAAATTAGTCGTTTTGGCATCAAACGATTTCACGTTATTGAAATTATTTGATAATAATGTAGACGCCGTTGTTGTTGCGAATGGAGTCAATACTGATACAGTCAAACTAGAAGCAGCAACTTGACTAACAATATATGTGCCATCATTAGCAGAATTTAAAATTCCACCAGACAATATTAGAGAATCGCCGGGCATGATCGAATCAGACGTATAAAATTGTATATCCGTATTTCCAGTTAATGTTACTGTTTCCTCAACTGCATTTTCATTTTCAATCCAAAATGATGTTGAACTTGAACGAATAATTCTAAAAATACCGAGATTATTATTATTAAATGTTGATGAACTGAGAATGTAAGCCCAGTCTCCTTCGGCATTAGAAAATGCTGGAGCTGTTCCGGAATTGTAAATATAAACAGCAAATTTGCCTATTTTTTCAACTTGAATTTGAGTTGTGGCATTACCGGAATGAGCATTTGCTGTATTAAATGCAGTTGTTCCGCCACTAATTGTTAAACTGACAGTAGACAACACTTGCAAACTGGCTGTTGCATTAAAATTAATATTTTTCTTTAATGGTAATGCAGACGAAATTTGAATCCAAGAATCAGCGTGAAGCCCTTCGGTCGCACCTTGAGTAGATCTGATTAAAAAAGTATTGCTTGTCAGCGTGGATGCGGTACCAATAATGCTTCCTCCGGCACTGTTTGCATGTCCGCCAGTAGCTCTAACGGCGCCCAAAGTTCCAAACTGTTGTGAATTAATTTGTATTTTATTGCCTTGTGAATTGGTTTCTAAACCACCGATATTTCCAATATTAGAAATGGCTTTGCTATCTAAAAACGTGGCTGTTTGTTTGGCAGTATAGGGGATTAATCTAAATCGTTCGCCAACTAACGATGGCAAGTAAACGCTATCCGTCAATGAAAGATTTACTTCCGTTGTAAATTGTGGACTTGCTGTTAAAGTTGCGTTCTTAACCCAATTTTCTCCATCAACTAAAGTTAAATAAGGCGTCGTGTTTCCAGAATCATCATTTGTAGATCTAAAGATAAATCCAGCGCCACTTTCGCCAGAAGCTAAAGTGGCGGTAATATTTTGATTTAAATTGCCAGTATTAATTAGATTAATTATAGTGGTGGCAGTATTCCCAGATAGCGAGTAGATGGATAAATCAGTAACACTGGATAATGTGACTGTTTGATTTGCTGGAACTCCGTTATAAGCCCAATTGGTTACTGTAATTGAAGTTGCGCTTACCCCTGTAATTAAGAATGTTCCTTCGGCTGCTGTTGAAAAAGCAGACGTGGATGGGACATTTAAAATATCACCTGCGGCAACTCCATTTGCCACAAATGCTGGCGCTGTTCCGGCAACATGAATATATTGCACCGTATATGGGTTGGAATTAGAAATAGTTAATGAAAATTGGCTTGTCGTATCAATTCCGGTGGTCTTACTCGCGCCTGAACCCAACGTAACAAAATTATCAATAAAAGAATTTGTAACAGACGCAAAAGAAGTCAATGCGCTGTTTGCAGTGGACGGATATCCTACGCTAAATCTATAGAGATTTCCAGTTGGGCCGTAATGCTGACTTCTGATAATAAAAGCGTTATTTGTTCCAGCCGAATTGACTATTTGTCTAGCCCTTGACCAAAGTCTATAATTATTAAAATCGTAAGCAGATCCAAATGTTTTTGTTAATGAAAGATTTCCGCCATCAACATCAGTAGCGCTAAAACTATTGGTATTGGGCGCTGGGCTGGAATTAACAGAAATTTCTCTATAAACAGGCATTATGAGAGTATTCGTAGAGGCATTGTCATCAAGCACAATATTTAAAGTGTCATCGTATGAAAAATCATATCCATTTGTAAAATATGCTCTGTCGCCAGTCACTATTTCTTTTATTGATAATTTATTAACCAACGTTAATGATGTGGTCGAAGCAAGAATATTTCTAATGCCAGTATTATTAAATCTATTTGTAGAATATCTAGTAGATGCTAACGGTTTCTTGAAAAATAACATTTTATCAGGATTAACAGTTTGCGCAATAGTGCTTTGAAAAACAACTGGATAACTGTTATTTGTAGTATTAGCAATGACTGGTAAACTAAATAATGGCGAGCCTATTTCGGAATTGCCGCTTTCAATAGCGGCAACATGTTGATTTCCGTTAGTTTTTGTGGTAAAGGTGTCAAAGCCAATGGCTTGACCATTGGTATCGGCTGTAAGTAAGGCTATAAATCCATTTGAGAGATAGGTATTTGTAGAAATTCTTAATTTATTGGTATCAACAACTGAAGCAGTTGCTCCTATCAAGATACCATTTAACGAATCAACTGCGGTAGCCAATGCGTAAGAACCAGAAGGAAGATATGCTTGTTCTATTAATCCAGAACTTCTTACCGTAACAAAACTGTTATTATTAGTAATGCTAGCAGTTTGAACAAAACCAGTTGATTTTTCCACATCTATAAATGTATCAGAAGAATTGGCAACTCTCCAATATCCTTTGTTAGAAGCGGATAGAGATTCATCCCAAGCAACTGCCCAATCACCTACGGCCACATTAGCAAAACAACTAGCTGGGCCAGCAAATCTCCAAATATTGGTAGAAGGATTGGATGTAGTAATTGTTGTGCCAATTACAACGTTATTAGAAATTTGTGTTGTCGCACTATCGGTAATTAACCAAACATTGCCAGTGGCACTCAGATTAAAAATACCACCAGAAATTGCATCAGTTTGAACATATCCTTGAAAATTAGCAGTACCAGTTTGAAAATTATCGCTGCTAACGGCAGGAGTTGTTAATTTGATTTGACCGCTGCCTCTAATTAAGGAATAGTCGCTGTCAGCGCCCGTGTCAGAAAGAGTAGGAAAAATATTTGCAATAGAAACTAGAGTGCTTGATGTAGAAATGGATAACGCAGCTGTTGATTTAAAACCTTTATTTGACGAAATAACTAATAAATTATTTCTAGAAATAGCAGATACTCCAGGAACAGTATTATTGACAGCACTTACCCAAGCTGATAGGGTGGCATTTGAAGGCGTGTACGGACTTAAATTTGTTGAATTAAATGTGTAAGTGGAATATGGTGTGTTATCCGTGCTTAATACCAAAGTATATGATGTTAACGATAGATTCCATGGATAACTAGAACTTTCTATTTCTGCCGCAGTTCCATCTTTTACAAGTAAATTATTATTCTTGTATAAAAGTAATGTATAAGCATGAATTGATGGAAAAGACAAAAGATTATTGGCATCAGTTCCAGATTCTGGTATTGTTATTTCTAAATCTTCATTTGAATCTGATTTTGATACAATGACAACTTTGGTCCCGCCTGATGCAGTTCTAGCAGAAAATAGTAATTCAGAATTAGCATTGATGCTAGCTACCACTTCATAAGTCGTAGCCGCTCCTGGTGTTCTAAAATCAGAGCTTTGAAAAGCGTGCTCAGAAAGAACATTTCCTACTAAAACTGATAATTTATAATCATCGTAGATAGCAAATGGCTGTGTATTGATAGTCGTTAATTGAGCTTTTACAACTGGCAAATTATTCAATTGTAAAACATTTTCTCCACCTAATGCGGAATCTAATATTATTTCATTACCAATGCCAGAGAAGATTGGCTCATAGGCAGTACCATCGTCTATTCTTAAAATAGTTGGTAAATCTATGCTTAGTGCAGGTTCAACAGCAGCTGAGGATAAACGTTTTTGTTCATCTGGAGCGATTATGTTGACAACAGAATTAATTAAAGCTATATCTGTGCCGAGACCCCTAGCCTGTCTTGTATTTTTAATTCTTTCTCGATAATTAAAATCATTTTCAATATCAGTGGCGTTTGAAAAAGGAGACGCATTAGTTGCTGCAGCATTTGGAAAAGGTAATGTGTTGAATACTGTTAAAATATTTGCAGGAATGTTTCCAACTGTGCCAGTTTGAGTGCAAAGAACCGAAACACCAGTAACAGATGTTTCTCCATCAAGAATAGCGCTAGAATTAATTGTATTAAAGGTTATTTGAGCACTCGAACCTGACGCGGGAGTTTGTAATGCTGAACCAGATGCAATAACCCTATTGCCGCCTTGTGCTAAAATTACACTTTCGCCAGTATTATGATTTTTACTAAGCGCTGCAGCTAAAACCATTTGATAATAACCACCTATTTGTGTTACGGATGAATAAGCGATAGGCCCTTCTACTGCCGCAGTTCCTCTACCAACATAAACACTGCCATTTGCAGGAAATGATGAACCATTATTTAAATAGATTGCGGTAGCTCCAGTGATTGGAGGGGGTCTGTTGGAGTATATTTGTGTTGATATCTTAGAAAATGACGTATCTGATATTGTGATGGCACCAGAAGATTTGGAAGCGGGCACTCTGGTGATTGTTTCTGCAAAACCAAGATTATCAAGAATGGCACCGTTAGCTCTATCAATACTGACTGAATCAAGTGCGGCTAAAATATTGGAATTAATAAGAAAATCACTCTGAGCTGCTGTTTCAAGAAAAGAAAGCGTAATGCTGCCAATAGAATCATCGCTTAAGCCAACTCTTGACTGTAAAGAATTGAGCATATCAGTCAAAATTTGTTCATAAGACTTGAGATTTAAAATTGCCATATTTATTTTAATTCACTGGTTGGGCGGGATGAGCACTTAAAAGATTAAGATTATTTTAAGTTAAATTTATTGAAAATGGCAAAATTCCTCCAAC